GTGCGGCTTCCCCAGCCGCAACCGCCTAACTGAGTAGCATATTAGCTATGCAAGCGGTTTCCATAGCCGCCACATCCTCTTGGGGAAGAGGAGCTCCCACCTCGCTGCTATCCCATCGCTGGGTAAACAGCCAACGGTCCCGATAGGCTACGCAGTCATCTCTGACGGCGATGCCTTTCGGTGTCATCTCTCCTTTCACGACGCTGATCAAAGCGCCGAGGGGAGTGAACCCACTCAACGGCAAGACCCGGGGTTCAGGACAAAAGGCTAAATACCACCTTCCTGGCTCACGCCAATAATGTGGATAGCCCCCAGAACCAGGGAAACCGGTCAGCCTCCTCTCTCTACGCTCTAACTGCGGAGATTTCAACACCGCACGAGTAAGAAGAGAAGGCACCTTGATGCCCGCAACATCAGTTTCGTGGAGAGGTACTAATCGAGTCTTGCAGAATCTAAGCAAGTACCCAACAGTATGACTCAACGCAATACCTGACATCGCAGACCAGGCGTTAAGGCGATTTATGAGAGAGTAGACATCCTGCTCTGTCTCTAGCGTCTTGCAATAAACGCCTCGGACGTTGTGACCGCAATAGTAATCACGGCCGCAGGACTCCCTGAAAAAGCCCGTATTATGGGACTTTAGTGGATTAGGGATAAACCCTAGGACTTTTAACAGCCGGACCAAGTATTCGTGCGCTTCGGTTAGAACGATGATATCGTCGCCGTTTACAGCAAAATTTCCTGGTTCGACATGTCCCAGTGCCCGGTTCCGTTTCGGGAACTCGAGCTTGATATCCAGCAGGTTGTACACTGCTTCCACAGCCGACGCAAATATCGCCGTTTGAAGAGGGAACGTGAAAGCGTTACCCATCGACGATATCATATTGAGCGGCACGTCACCCCATGGCATTTCTACCGAGGGAGTGCGCAAGAAAAGTAAAATCTGTCTTGCGATGCCAGGGACCGAATCCTTTATAAGGAGAAGAGAGATCGTATCGCTCGCTGAGGATAAATCCTCAGTAGCAAAAGACCCATCTATCGAACCCTTGTAAGCAAGTTGTCCATTCAAGGATTGCTGAATGGAGAGGTCTATGTGAAAATGGACCCGTAACCTTTCCTCTAGAAGGAATTGAACACCCTTCTGAAAGTATAGGTTAAGACTTGGCTCAATACAAATGGCGCGGTCTTCAGTTACCGTTTTAGGAACTGTAGAGAATTTTGAAGCGCTCGCCAATTCCCAACCATGATCCAAAGCCCGCCCTATTTCCTGGGTAAGTCTGGTCTGGTTGCGAATGACCTCGTACTGGTAGAGATCCCGTAGGAACTCTCTGCTATAAGTAAGCGTACTCTGGTCGAATTTTTCAATCCAACTTCCGCCTACCGAGCCAATAGCACTACCTGGCCCGTTGTTACCGAAGAACGCGACGCGGGCCCAATCTAAAGGCCCATCCGACCAGTCAAACTGGGGATATCGCTCCTGTAAGTTAGAACGGTGAGGTTGTTCGAAGAAACGGTAAAAACACCGCTTCCACTCGCCATATAACTCGCGATCGAAATCGGAGTCGCAAGAACCATCCCACTTAGGTGGACGCCAGTCCGCACAGCGTGCGTTGGCTTCGAGAAACTTCAGGGTGGCGACGTCAGTCGGCCTTCCGTTGGTTTCTGTCTGGAACTTTTTGCAGAGGCTTTTGGCCAAGGCGAGAGCTCGAACGTGCTGAATGGTTGCATCTGGAGGTAGCATCCCGAATGTCCCATCCGGGTCATTTGGAAGGACGCCATCCCAATCGCAATCAAGACCAGCAAGATCGTATAAAAGGCGATCATAAAGAGCGTTGCGAACTCGCGAGAGCGAAGCGTTAGCTTTATCGCAGACAAAGTTTGCCATGCGAGTCTCCTTGTGAAATGTATAAAGGGGGTGAAAGTCACAGTATCCCAGTCACGGTAGTATCACCGATCCCAGAACTCTGCTGCGCGACGGCACCTAGGTGCGCAGACTCGCAGGCACGGACTGAATTGCTGTCCGCGGTTTCAGCGCCAGCTGGAATCTTGATCGTGGTTTCCATGATCATGATCTCGGCCGGCTGACCCGCCAACGGAATCACACCCTTGCGGGTGATGATCTTCGTTACATTCTTCGACGACGACCTGAGACGGCCAGTTGCCGAATTTACAAGAGCAACTAACTTGTAAATGAGTGGGCGGACAAAAGCGATCGTAAAAGGAAAGGAGATCGAGTGCGGGACTACTCCCGTCTGCGTGCCTCCTAAAGCAGTTACGGCCCACTGCTTCGCGTTCGGCCCCACAGGGGTGTCCGCGGTGACGGTGTACGTCGGGGAGGTAAGACCAGTTTGGGCTGCGCCCGTAATGGTCGTAAGCGAAATAGCCATGTGATTGTCCTCAATAGCGCACGGAAAACGAAGTTTTAGGATTCGTACGTGCACCGAGTAGGGATGCCATATTCAACCATCTCAAAGAACCGAGTGGAGGATATGTTAGTTCCACTTGGGGCATAAGGATTGGATCCTTTTCCCTAGTGAAGTGTTTACGCTCGAGGCGCAGAAACATTGGATCGAGGTGCTCATTAATCTCCATAGTGAGATTATTGCCAGCATCGTGCATATTTATGTACTTGTCAAGCGCATAAGTATCGATACGAGCCTTCTTCTCAACTAGATTCAGGAACCTGAAAAAACGTCGCTCGACAAAGGCGGCTTCAAGGATATCCTGAAGGTTTATGAAGTAATCAGCAAGGAAAGAGTAAGCAGTCCTTTCCCAGAGGGCAGGGACAACCTCGCTAAGTGCGAGACCCCAATTGCTCAGGGTGTCGTGTTTCCACGACTCCTCAGAAGCACTATCGGTAAGGTTCAAATCGAGTACACCACGTATCAAAACAGAATGAATGGATTCATTCCGGTGATACCCGAGGGCTCCGGAATCCTTGTGCTTAACAGTCCAAGGAAGATGGATAGTCTCTTCAAACTTGCCGAAACCAGTGATTAGAACCTCTTTCTGACGGAATTTCTTAGTTGCCATATGTAAACATATGGACTCGATATCCGCAAATAAAGGACGCCAACCAAAGGAACCCTCTAACCACAGTTGCGACAGCTGCTTGGTCAAGGCTCGCGCCTTGAGACCTCGCCTATGAATCGCCTTAGCCTTTTGGGTAAGCGACTCAACGCTGCGAAATAGCCTTTTCGCAGTACCATGCAACATCCTTAACGATTGGTCCAGCTCAGACCAGAACGCTCCCCTTACAGGGTGCATATGCCTGAGGGCCTTCTCGTTGAACTCCGCAATGGCTTGACTGCGGACAGCGCTGCTGAATGTTGTATCAATGTTAGAAGAATCCGGGAACCACGAAGCCTGAATAAGGCCACCGGCTCGGACATTCCAGCCATTGAGATAACCGGCCCAAGGATAAATTTCAAGTACCTCCTTAGGAACAATCTGCTGATAACGCAGAAGCCCGGGAAGGAACCACACCTTGTTCCGACTAGCGGAATAGTTATTCGAAGCGTCTTCGCGACGCGCGACTTTCTCCCGCCAGTTTGGGTCATCATCGCCAATCCGGCTCTCCCCTATGTCGGGGTAGAAATGCCACCAAGATGGAGCATTCCACGAATCGTCTGTGAAAGACCAGACGTAAGCGTTACCGGGCTTGACAACGGA